TGTAGGTTTATTTGGTGTTGGATTGCTTGCTGGTGGTGCTTATTTTGTACAAAAACTAAATTAGAGTTACTATATATGTAAATTTAATTTTTATATAACTATCATAATTGATTAGAGGGATGAATGCATTCAAAGGTTATAATCTAGGATTACCAAGATTTGGTAGACCTGAATCACCTGGCATATTTTCTGGCGTATTTGGCAATCAACCATATATTCCTGGCTATACTGGCTATAAACCTTTTGACATAAATGTTAGCCAGATGGCTGGCTGGAAATCTTGGCTGGCATATTTTCTGGCAATTACAATTACTATACTTGTAATTCTAATCTTTGTACATTTTCTAATTACACCAGTATTCAATTTACATCCTGGCGGTCCCGGCTATATAACTATACCTGGCTTTGATGATGGGACTTTATATTGGAAAAATACAACATCTGATTTAGAAAATAATACTTTACCTATAGTATCTACAAGTAAAGATTATACATTTATTTGTGATATTTTAATTAAAGAACCTACAAGTTTTTCTAATAAACCACGTATTATTTTTGCAAGGAGTAATTCAGCAATAAATGCCAATGGTTCAGATAGATTTATAAAAAATTATTTATCAAACTATAACTTTGCTATTGCACTATCTGCAGATACAAATGATATAATTGTAAGTATTCTTGATAGTAATAATAATGAAAAGTCTGTTGTAGTATCTAATCCACCTGTAAGAAAAGCATTTCGCATTGGTGTTGTAATTGCAGATAGATTACTAGAAGTATATGTAAATGGTAAATTATTAAAAGCATTATCATTAACTAATACACCTAAAGAAGTTAATGAGAAAATTAAAGCACCTACTAGTGATATATCTCAAATTGTAGAAGTTAAAAATCTTAAGATTTGGAATCGTATATTAACACCTACAGAAATACGTGAATCTAAACCAGAATTAGTTAGTGATGGTCTAGAATTATCTTTACCTAGTATTGTATCATCTAATATTTGTACAAATACTAGTGATATTTCTGGCAATAGTGATATTTAGAACAATATATTATATTCTTAGATTAATCCTCATAAAAATGGACAATTGTCTAAAACAAATTCGTAATTAAAAGTAAGGGAAATGGGCCTTATAGGTATTATAGTACTTATAGCAATAATTTCAATTGTAACAATACTTTTAATTAAGAATTTTGCAGTGCCTACTGCAACTATTACTGATTTATTGAAAAAGGAAATACCTCTTTCAAAGGCAACTATTGTAATGAACTCCGATGATGTACAAAAAGCACTATACGGTTCTGATGGAAGCACAATAATGCTATTTGTAAATGCAAGAATTGGTGATAAAACACCAAAATATAATGGTATTCATTATCCTATAGCGTCTGTTGATGGTGCATTTAGTTTAGAAATAGCACCTACAAGTATTGAAAGTAAATTAACACCTGCAAGATTACGTATTATAACTAATAAACAAAATTTGGAAGAAGTAATTGATTTACCTAACTTCCCTTTACAAAAATGGGTATGTGTAACTATTTTACGTGAAGGTAGACGTTTTGATGTTATGTATGATGATAAACTTGTAGCTAGTAAAACATTAAATAGTTATCCTTTAATTGTATCTAAAGAATTAAGAATTGGTAGCAATTTCCTGCTTGGTAAGGCTATTCATTGTTTAGTATCAGATAAACGTTTACACCCAACAAAAGTTTCACAAGAAAGAGCTAATTTAGTTGATACAAATGGTGTACCTATAGTTGGTGGATTTTTGAGTATATTCAAGCCTGTGCAAGAAACAGATTTTGCTGAACTACAAATACCTTCACTATCAGTATTGTCTTGTCCCCCCGGTTCTATATGTGCAGGTATAAATGCACCACCATCCAATACTATGCAGAGATGGTTTACTAATTATAATTAAAGAAAGAAGATTAGAATGGAAGGTAATTCAGGTATTGCAACAACTTTAGTACAAGTAATTTTTTACCTACTAGTAATTGTTACACTTTATTACTTTTATAAATATCTATTTGGCAGGGAAACAACTAATTCTGCACTATTAGTTGATTCAAGTAAACGAGCAGATACAGATGCAGGTGGTGAAATAGTTGTATCCTCTGCTAACATGCCTCGTATATATGAAGGTGGTGAATTTACAGTATCTATGTGGATCTATATTAATAATTGGTCTTATCGTCAAACTTATAATAAACATATAATAAGTATTGGTGGTCAAAACTTTGATACACTACGTGTATATTTAGCACCAGATAAGAATGACCTACGTGTACGTGTACATACAGCTGAATCTGGCTCAACAACAAATACAGATTCTACAACTTCATTACCTGCAAGTCAGAGAACAACACTATTTGCTAATGCACAAACTGGTGCACAAACAATTGAAGGCTCTAGTGGATGCGGTATCAATGAAATTGATATGCAGAGATGGGTAAATGTTGTTATTTCATTAAATGGCAGAACATGTGATATATATATTGATGGTAAATTAGCACGCTCTTGTGTATTGCCATCATTCTATAAGGTAGATCCTAATGGTTATAATGCAACATTATTATTAAATGGCGGTTTTGGTGGTTTTATTGCTGGTGTATCTACATATGATTCTGCACTTAGCCCAGATATTATATATAAGAATTATATTGCTGGCCCCGAGCCAGTCAATAATATAGGTGAATGGTTTAAATCTTTCTTTGAACCTAAACGTATTGTATAAAACAGTAATTGTTTTCTATAAAGTTCTTAGATATGGATCCAGGAGTTATTGTAACAAATATACAAACAAGATCAGGACTTTTATCTGGCACTGGTCCTGTACCACAAATATTAATGGCTCTAGTAGTTGTGTTGTTAATTTATCTAGCACTTGCAAGTATTGAAGTTCTATATTCTTATATTAATCGTATGAATCTATATAGAACTGATTTATTACCTATAACATATGCAACTGATAATAAGTCAATAACAATACCTCAAAATCCAAATGATCCAAATGCAAAACTAGTTGCTCTTTCCGACAATGAAAGGTCAGGTCCTGAATATAGTTATAGTTTTTTCCTATTTGTAAATCCTTCAACTTTCAGACAAGAAGAAGGTCTATTACATATTTTCCATAAAGGTAATCCTAATCAATATCCTCTTCTAAATCCCGGTGTTTACATGCATAGTAATACCAATACTCTACGTGTATATATGAATACATATAAGACTTGGGACAGTTTTATTGATGTAGAAAATTTCCCTGTAGGTAAATGGGTATATGTAACAATTGTATGCAGAGCTACACATGGTGAAGTTTATGTGAATGGTAATCTTGCTAAAAAATTACGTTTTGAAGGTTATCAACCATATTTAAATTATTCTAATATAATTTGTTTCTCACAGCGTCGTATTAGTAGACCAGGTACTTATTCTGTAGATACTAATAATAAATTTAATGTATTTGGTGCAATGCAAGGTTTTGTAAGCAAATTAACATATTTTAGTTATGGTTTAAGTTATACTGAAATAAATTCATTAATGAATGAAGGTCCTTCTAAGAAGATTGATGAAACTAATATGGTTAAACCACCCTATTTGGATGATAAATGGTGGGTAACAGGTGCAACATAAATTAATATATAATTTATTATAATTTCTTTGATGAGTAGTTGTCTAAAATGCTCGTCTAAGGAATTAACATATTAAACGAAGCAAAACTAGCAGAATGCCTGGTGGAGGTCTTTTTTCACTTGTGGCCTACGGTGCGCAAAATACACTTCTTAGTGGAAATCCAGACTTTACTTATTTCTATAAGGCTTATAAAAAATATTCTCACTTTGCCGAGGAATCTGTTACAACAGCTATGACTGGTCCACAAGAACTTTCCTATGATCAACCCATACAAGTTAGATTAAAGTTACAACGTGTTGCAGATCTTGTTCGTGATATGTATTTTACATTTGATTTACCTGATATTTACTGTAAGGCTCTTGATTTAACAAATCCATCTATATATGCTTACAGGCAATCACAATATAATTTTAATTGGGCACGTTTTATCGGTTGTCATATTATTCAAAATATTGGATTTTTTATTGGTGGTCAAAAGATTCAAGAATTTGATGGTGCATATATGATTGCAAGAGCGCAGGCAGATTATGATGTAGATTCATTTGCTAAATGGCAAAAACTTGTAGGTGATACACCTGAACTAACAAATCCTCAACAGGGTATTTATGCAGGTGGTTCTGCTTCTGTAGGATATCCTCTTGTATATAATGATCCAACAAATGTAAATGGTAATAGACCTTCTATTTTTGGTAGAGAAATTCAAGTACCTTTACCATTTTGGTTTGCTGAAACAACCTATGAGGCTTTACCTCTACTTGCATTACAATATATGGAATGTGAAGTTCAAATTACACTTAGACCTATACAAGAGTTATATCAAATTCTAGATGGTAGTGGAAATACTGTAAGGCCAGGATTTCGTTTATATAGTGTACCAGCTAATCAACCAACTAATCCTCTATATGTACCTGTTAATGACATTTCAGATGTAACTATTGATAATTTCCTTGTAGATTGGAATCAACCTTTACCACTTATTAAATCATGGCCTCTAAATCCTAGAATTCAAGGCACATATGTATATTTAACAGATGATGAAAGAACTAAGTTTGCTTCAACACCTTTACAGTATCTAGTTAGACAAGTTACTATATACCAATACCCTGGTATTGTTTCTAGACAATTTGTTGATTTATATACACATAATCCTGTTAATAGATTAATTATTATACCTAGAAGAACAGATTCATTAACTTATAGGAATGATGTAATTAATTATAGTAATTGGCCTTTTTCTACAACTCCATATATTGCCCCTGCAATGGCTTATCCACCATGGGTTGTTACAAGTGAAGCTACTGGACAATTTATAGGTATTGCTGGTCAACAACCAATTCTACAAACACTGCGCATTTTAGGTGATGGTAATGAAATACAAGAAGAAAAACCTATACAATATTTCTCTTATGTTGTTCCTTGGAAGTATCTAAAAGGTGCACCTGATCCAAATTTAATAATATATCCTTTTGGTTTAACATCACCTAACTTTCAACCAGATGGTTCAATTAATACTAGTAGGATTAAAAATTTCCAAGTAGATTTAAACCCATATCCTCTATTAGTAGATACAAATTATGCATATGATATAACAATTTATACAGAAAATATTAATTGGGTAACAATTGCAGGTGGTATGGGTGGATTAAAATATGCCTTGTAGATTTGTGTGGTTGTACTTGTATTCTTTTCTGGCAGAAGTGCAGATGTGGCTCAAAGATAAGTTTGATATTCTTACTAAATCAACTCAAAAAACTATTACTGAAGGATTTGACCCGGTTGCTACAATAGGTAATATATCAAGTGGTATTGGTACAATGGTTGGTACAGTTGCAGGAGCAGTTACTGAAAGTAAAAAAATAGCTGAAAAGAAAACTGTAGAAGAGACTATTAAAAAATCAGAAGAAAAAGAGAAAATAGCTATTGAAACAAAAGAAGATAATAATATATCAGATCTATGTGGTAATATAATTGATCTATGTGGTAATGTATTTAATGTTACTAATGTTGAAAGAACATTAGCAGATGATATTCTGTACTATACATTACAATCATTATTATATTTAACAGCTTTATTACTTGCTATGTTTACAGTAAATCAATTAATATTTGAACCACCTATATATAGGGTAATTATATTTATAATTATATGCTTACTACCAGTCTTTTTTAGTATTATAGGTCTATTACCTTTACTATTATACTACATGTCTGTAGCTCTTTATAGAATATATATACGTTCAACAAGAGAATTTAAAGAATCAGGTAAAAAATTAAGTATATTACCAGCAGTATATGCATTATTACCATTAACAACATATGAAGGTGATAGTAATTTTTCTAAATTCATACGTTATCCTTTCTTCTATCCAGAAAATGATGTTTTACAAGCTAGATTAGAAAGACAGTTGGATGATTATGAAAATGAATTAAAAGAAGGATTTTATAAATGGGATGAAGTAACTAAACAATTCCCAAAGTTTACTACATTATTTAATGAACTTCATGCATCCTATAAGGAAAATATTACACCTAAAAGAACACCATTAGAACAATCATCAACAGTTGAACAGCCTTCAACTGTTCAACAGGCTACCTAAAACTTTTTAACTATATTATAAAATAATATGCAACCATTTGTATCTGTACTAACACCAACATATAATAGGAGAAAATTTATTCCATACATTATTAAAATGTATGAATATCAAACATATCCTAAAAATCGAATGGAATGGATTATTCTTGATGATGGTGAAGAAAAGGTAGGTGATCTTTTTGCAGAGGCTTCTAAAAAAATTCCTAATATTAAATATGTATCTGTAAATGAGAAACTTCTTATTGGTAAAAAACGTAATATGCTAAATGATATGGCAAAAGGTGAAATTATTGTAGCAATGGATGATGATGACTATTATCCACCTGAAAGAGTAGCACATTGTGTATATAAGTTATGTCAGAATCCAAAAGTAGAACTAGCAGGTTCTAGTGAGATTTATCTATTTTATTCAGATACAAAACGTATTCACAAATTTGGCCCAATTAATCCAAATCATGCAACAAATGGTACAATGGCTTATAAAAGATCATATCTAAAAGGTCATAGATATGATGAAACTGTTAAAATGGCAGAAGAAAAATCTTTTCTAGAAGATTATAAACACCCAATGGTTCAACTAGATCCCTATAAGGTAATGTTAGTTATGTGTCATAGTGCAAATACATTTAGTAAATCAGAAATGAGATATACAAATCCTCTTATGAAGCCAACTGATATTA